TAACGTCTGAGTGGGTGGTTATCATCACAAGTAAGATCGACTTGCCGCGGGACGGCGGTTGTTTAGCCTAGTGTGACGTTGCTACCAAAAAAGCGCCACCTTTTTAATCTCAACGGCCACCCACACGACATCAAAATATAATCCCGACCAGCGCCATTAAGCCAGCGCCGCTTGCAAAGCCAAAGATGGCTCCGACAAGTCCGGCAATGTGCAATTTGCGCTCCACCTCTTCGTCAGTCATCACTCACCCTCCTCAAAACAGTTGTTCAACGGCTGAATAGGTTGCTTACTAAACACCCATCGCCACTGCCGCTTGGTGTAACCCGGCACCTCAACGAAATCACGCACACGATAAACCTTGTTCGCTTGCCACATTTTCTTGAGATAGCTTGACGTGCGAGGAATGCTATCACCCAGCAGCTCAGCCGCCTCTGCTGCCGTCACACGCTGGTCATACGGGATCAAAGAAAACAGGCGATTGCCTTGGTCAATGCTGTGCTGTTTGCTGGCATCGGCTGCGCGCTGCATAGATGGGGCCACAGTTGTCGGCCTGCGTGGGCCGGATGGCAGAGCTTCACGTTTGCGCTGGCGGTACATGAGCATTTCAAATTCCCACAAGCAATGGCCGTATGTAATCTCATAACGCTCATGCTTATTGGTAACGCCATTCAGCTTGGCCCTCAATCGCTCTGCTGCATCCTTTGCATCTCGCGCTTGAGTACGTCGAGAAGGGCCGACTGCTCCTCCAGACGTTGCTTCAGATTGGGCCTCATCGCCGTCTTCTGCTCCGTCAGCATTATGCTGTTGTTGCGCTCTAGCCTTTTTATAATAATCTGAGTTTGGTCCGTACTCACGTTTTTTCCTTTCAAGTTTTATGTTTGCAGCCGAACAAATGCGATATATTGTTGACGGTGATACGCGCAGTAATTCAGCCGTCTCAATCTGTGACATGCCTTGCTGAGCGCAGTCAAGAACGTGGCGTGTAAGCGCCTCTGGGTCGTATTTCATTGGTAGTCCTCCAAGGGGTCTATCTGGCCCATGCCGTTGCAGACTTCGCATTCTTCCATGTGGCTTCCAAAATCGCCGTGCCAAGTTGAGCTTTGACGAACCCAAACATCGCGCTCAACCTCGCCTTCGCCATCGCATTCTGGGCAGTTTATCCAATCTTCCATAACCTTCCTCCTTATAAATTTTTGCATTTGCCTTCGTTGTCAGTGAACCACACATGGCCATCGTTTATAACCATGTGGCCAGCGCCAATAAGCGCGTCTACAGCTTGCTTATATGTTGAGCGCGGATTTGCGGCTGAGGACACCTTGCCTATGAAGTGGTCTTTCAGCGTCTCTTCAGAGATAACCCAATATGTTCTCGGCTCTGGCCACCCAACCCCTCCGGGGTTTGGTTGCCCGACGCCCTCACCGCGCAGCTGCGTAAACACCTTGCGGATTAGGACTTGGTTCTTTCCCTTGATGCGTGGCTTGTTGGCCTCTTCGATCTCGCTTTCAGTAGCCTGCACAACGGTACAAGTCGTAACGCTGTCACCATCCTCATCAACGCCAAGCTCAATGACATTTAACTTGAACTGGAATATAACGCCTGTTTCCATGTCACGCTGTTTCGTGGCCTTTGCCGTGCGCAGGCCAGTGTTTTCATCGTAATCAAGCTCAATCTCTGTGTCGGTCGCGGCGCGCAGACTTGAGTGGCCACGCGCGCCAGCAGCTTTGTCCTTGCCGGAGTGGTGAACAACGTCCAAGTGTGCGCTTGTAATCTCGCGCAGCTTATCGCAGTTTCCAATAAACTTTGTCATATCCTCTGGCGAGTTTTCGTTACCGCCAGCCATTGAGCGGCTGAGCGTGTCAACAAATATGCACTTCACCTGACCGTGCTTCCTCGACACCTCACGGCACAGCTTCTCAAGCACGGCCATGTCAACTTCTCCGTCAAGCAAGTTGACCGGGGCCGGGCGCACAGCCAGCTTCACATTCTTATGCTCTGGGTATTTTTTCTTTAGCGCAACAACGCGATTGTGGAACGCCATGCCCCCCTCGGTTGCGAGGTATAAAACAGAGCCACCAATAACCTTGTGGCCATTCCACTCCTCACCGCAGGCAATGTGCCATGCAAGATCAAGAGCGAAGAATGATTTGCCAACATTTGACGGGCCATAGATCACAGACATCTGGCCCTCTCCAAGCCAGCCCTTCACAAGATAGTTGCGGCTCAGCTGAGGGATAGCCTCGTCCGGCATAAAGATTTGATCCATGACGCTCTGCACGGTCAATGCTTTCTTCGCCGCTGCCGGACCTTGGTTTACCCAAACGTCCGAGTAATCCCACCCATCAATCTCTGGCAAGATGTACTCAACGCCCAGCTCAGAGAATGCGCGCTCGCACTCTTTGCGTCCGGCATCGTCATTGTCGCCAGCAATAACAAGCTCTGCATCCGGCTTGGCTTGTTGCAGGTTGTCTATCACAGCCAAAATGTTCCCTGCATTTAAAGCAAACACGCATGGCTTGCCCGTGGCCTCATGCACAGTCGCGGCTGTTGCCCAGCCCTCCGCAACATATGCAAACTCACGAATGGGGCCGCCAATCACGCTAAAGTTGCCAATCACGGGCAGCTGGTAGGAAAACTTTTTCTTGCCGTCAGCATCAATAAACTGCGCGCCAACGCGCCTGCCCTTAACGTCAATGATTGGGATGGTTAGCGTATCGCCGTCAATCTTGGCGTTATGCAGTTTAATCTTTTTCTTCTCAAGGTATGGGTGACTGCTCATGGGGTCACGCTCCGGCCATTCAATATCAACTCTCTTTACCTCCACTGTCGGCGTGTGACCCGGCTGGGGCCAGAGAGACATATCGCGCAGCCTGTCCTTGATGGCCTTATAGTCATTGCACTTGCGGCAATGAACCATGACCTCGCCCTGAAACTCTTTAATCCAAAACCGATCCGTGCCAGCGCAGGATGGGCATGGTCCATGATACTCGCCCTGAGCAGTCTTTTTCAACTCAAGACTGCGAATGATTGTGTTGCCAAACTCCGACCAGCGAGCGGCTGGAAACTTGCTTTCTGAGACTATATTCATAATTGGCCTCATTTCTTATTGGCTAACTTGGTTGTTTTCTTCGCCAAGCCTTTTACATGAGGGTTATTCTCACCCGTCCGCGACTTACAATATTCAATAAACCTTGGCATATTAAGGTTCTCTTTTTGCGTCCCCCACCTCAAGTTGCCCGGCCTATTGTCTAGGGCGTTTTCATTGATGTGGATGACAATTGGCTTGTCTGCTGGCGGTGGGCCGTGGAATGCCTCGCATATTAACCTATGCACTTTGTAATTTTTGCCCCTGTAAACAATGCCATAATATTTGTGGGAGGCTGAAGAAGACGCCTTAGTTTCAATGCCTCTAACCCACCTTGTAGTGTATGTTCTAAATCCGCCATTGGGCATTTGCTTCCTACTTTCTGGCCATTTAACCTCGCCTAAATCGTTGGCCAATGCGCCGGGTACTTGATTTATTGGTCGTATCTGCATGAACAAAGTCCTCCTGCCCATGCAGATACATTAGAAATGATACGGTATCAAGCCTAAAAAGGTATCTCGTCCTCAACAAATGAAGTGCCGGACGCTGGTGCGGCAGCAGGCATTGCAAATGGATCATCCGCAGCTGCAACTGGCATTTTAATCACGCTGGACGTAAAGCCACCAGAGACCGAAGTGAACGGATCATCTGAGCCTTGCATCTCTGCAAGCTCCAAGACCTGCACAGCACGCAGCCTAAGCGACACGCCATTCAGGCTGCCTGTATTGTATGGCACAACAACTACGGCCACGTTGACCTTGCTTCCGCTGGTCAGCATGAAATCATCCGGCAACTTATTGCGCTGAGCATCAACTTGCTTTGGTGGCTGTGTCTTGTCACCGCCGTAAGCACCTTTCAGCTTGCACTTGCCGACGACTTCGCCATCGTCATTGCGTTTGTATGGAAGCATTGTTGGCTTCTCTGGCCACTTGCGCTTTGTGTCCAACGCCGCAGCGTTAGAGTATGCCTCCATACAGATACGATGAAGCTCCTTTGCCTTCTCATCGGACATTACGAAGCTCATTTCGTATGCTGCGCCGTCATCAAACGCATCGCATTTCACCGACTTGTTCTCGTAAGTATCGAACTTGTAAGTGGAATTTAGACGCGGGTAACGTGCGACGACTTCTGTAATCATGTGTTGCATTTTGCAACTCCTCTCAATGTTGTGCAGCACCCCTGCACTGGGATAGGTTAAAACGCTTCTTCACTGTCCATCCATGCTGGCAAGTGGATCGTATTCAAGTCAGGCCAATTCGTGACATATTCCTCAGTCTCAATCGCCTGCTTTATGTCAACCAATGCAGCAAGCATACGGTTGTGAGCGTGGCGCAAATACATTTCCGAAAGCTCATGGCACGCAGTGACGTGCGGCGCGTCCTTCTCGATGCAGATGAAGATAAAGTTCTCCACACGAATGCCGTTCAGCTTCAAGACGTGCATGTAAAATGCAGCCTGCAAATCGTAGCCGAACTGACGCACAGAACGCTCAAAACCTCTGGGTGATGCGTCTTGGGTCGTTTTGATGTCCAGTACAATGCCTGCGTTGCGCAGGAGGCCATCTGGGCGCGTCTTTAGGTCAATGTCAATGTCTGGCTCAGTGGCGAAGAATGAAGCCTCGGCCAGCATGTCAGGATTTGTGAGCAAATGATTTGCCATGCGGTTCTTCAGGCAGGCATCTGCCATTCTGTTTGCCAAATCATAATCAGCCTTGG